CAAATCATAACCATCTACATAATTACCATACATTAGCCTGTTGCCCATTAATGTCTGAGCTTTAGCAAAACGAGGAACATTATCGTAAAGTCTCAGTATTTCTCCTTCTGTTAAAACCGTGTAGATTTTGTTATTAGAGAATACTATGCTTTGTAAAATATTGTTTGCCCACCCTTCATTGCTTTTATCGTACTTCTCAATGACCTTAATAATGTTATTATCAGCATACTTGAAACATAAATCTATTCCTGTTACTAAATCGTCGCCTGTATTAAACGTAACTCTTACCGCATTAAAATCATTTATCATGGAACCATTAACAAAATTATCAATGTCCACGACAAAATTAAGTGGCTCAAAAGCCACATCACTAAATTGAGATAAAGCACTATATTCGCCATCGGCATATTTGTAACGATAAGCAAAGGAGATAAAACGGGTTTCAATATAGTTTTCTTGACCCGGAATATTTAAAAGCTCTATGGCGGGCGACGCCGTAGTATTATTGGTAGCAGTGCTTGTAGACAGTGTAGGCGGTTTGACGATTACATTGATAGTCTGATTAGTAAATTGGTCAACGCCAAGAGCAGGTAATGGATATCCTGACCGAACATTAATTCTGCGAGGAGCATTAAAATCATCTGTCCATAATAAAATATCATCTATTAAATTTACCCCTGTAATTAAATAGGTAGGGTTAAAGTTTAAGGTAGTATTAGTACCACCACCATCATCAATGCTTACAAGATGATAAGTAGTGGAGTTGGTTTTAGTGTCATAAGAAACCACCATATCACATTTTCCTGTAGCTGATACAGGATTATTATCGTCATGTACAAACCAATAAATGGTTTCATTAGCTCCATCTTCTAAAGCTCCAATACATCGTGTAGAAGGACTTAATGGCTGACCACCAAATTCTAAGGTAGTAAGCTTAGTGTTCCCCTTAGAGTTTTCTACTGAACCAATTTCTGATTGCTCTGTAGAACCAAGCCTGACATTAATAGCATTAATATATTGACCTTGCGGAACTAAGCGTTCGTCAACGCTTTTATTCATTCGCCCTTGTATAAAATTTCGCGTTAACTTTGCCATGTTACTTTATCCACTTAGCTTGACCCCTTAGATTCATTAAGAGTCTGCCGGGATGTATGTTACTAATTCTAATCTTAGCATTACGCAATAATGCCGCTTTCTTTTTTCTTGCTCTATTTACTATATATTCCTGAACATTAAGTTTGCTATCAAGAATCATATATTGAATATAAGCGTAAACATACTCTTCAAATAGCTTGTTAACATGAACTAAAGAATCATCTCCGTTAGCCATGCCATCAGAAACATACTCTAATATACAGGTTTCTCCTGCCATTCCTGAACTAAAATTAATAACTCCCTTAGAAGATTCTATTCTAAATGTAGGATTAAAGTTGGCAGTCTCAGTATTTAAGCCATAACGAGCCCCAATTTGAAAATCAAAATACCATACCCCATCTATATTCCAACCAAAGAATCCATTATAAGGACTTCCCTCATTAAGATAAATGCTTTTTGTTTTTCCTGTTAATCTATCAAGGTCTATATCTGAATATTGAGGCTCTAACGCATACCCTTGTGCATCAAACAAAATTCTACAATTTTGGTCTTGAAGGTAAGTAGTAGCACTGTTAATTTGAATGTTTTCTGTTAATGGTCGTAAAACTCCATCTTTTAAAAGAGAGACTCTAATCCAATTGACATAATCAGATGGCAATATATACCGCAAGTTATCACAAACACTTAACTCTAAAACTTTAATTTCTTTAAAAGCATCATAGTTAAGTTCTTGAATTGCACGCTTGGCGTGGAATAATATCTTATATCTTTCTTCATTGTTTACTAACGAATGGTTTCCTGAATACATTAACTCAAAGTTGTTAACGATATCAAAAAGAGAAACCCACTGATACGTTCCCCAATTTAAGTCTTCAGGGACATTACCGTTGTTTTCGTAATATTGATATTGGGTTATATACGACATACTATTGTTCTTCTTGAGTGTTTTCTAATTCTTCCTGTGATGCCGCTCTATACACATCTAATTCCCTAATAGATACTCCTGCATATTGCAAGATTTTATTTATTAAGTTAGGCTCATCAGAATCAGGAAGTTCAAAATCAATATAATCCGCATTGGTTTCATTAAAAAAGGGTTCCCCATTAGGCAACGTAGTATACGTCCACTTAGGGTCGCGCGGATAGCGAATATAAGTGCATAGCACATCAGCCTGAATGGTATCAGGATATACTTGAACGCTATTAGTTACCGGAGCCTGTGTCGCCGGTGGGGCAATATAAGTTGCAGGGCCTATTGTATAAGCCGGATAAGTAGTGTTAGGACTTGTCAAGTTAGACATTACCAACTTTCCTATCTTCGCTACGGATACACGCTCAATATCAGTGTAGGTAGTAGGAAGCGCAGGAGGAACTACTTGGAGTTTTGAAATGGTATACCAATCTGCGGGCAAAGTAAAATATGGAGCCGCATAGGTTAAATATAACTGAACAGTAAAATAATCAATTACTTCGGCAAGTTGTTGGCCAATATTAGCCAAACCTGTTCCTGAAGTTCGAGCATTTTCTTTATTAACCTGATAGTTGTAGTCATAAAAATAATCCTCAAATATATCTAATTGTGCTTGTTTTGCATATAGGTTAAAATCCGCAGGGGAGATATACCCATAATTATTCTTGTTTAATATAGACAAGACGGTGTTCCTTACAGAATTTATCGTACTCATAGAGTCATTCTTTTATACAAATATAAGAAAATAAAAAAAGGTCGCATTTTTTGTACGACCCTTCTTTTTAACACCGCAAAAGTATCCTTGAGGATACCTTTATTTATGAAACCGTAATAGTATCAATAAATGCTGCTACCCCTGCATCCACTTCAGTAACCACTTTCGGTCTGTCGTTAGGACTAGAAGCTTCCACCATTGCATCCAAAATAAGGTTTGCAAATAAAGGATTAGCTGCATCTCCATAAGCCGTATGCTCAATAGTTACAGTAGCATTAGCCACTGCGGTTAATTGAACCTCGGTTTGCGTAGCACTTGTTTGGTTAACTGCTGCAATAGCCTCAAGAGAAAGCAACTGATAAGTAGTAGTTGCATCTTGAGAATAAACGATATAATCTAATCCCGTATTTATTCCCTCTCCTGCTACCATTTTTAATGTAGTAGTTACACCGGGAGGGGAAGGGTAATCAAGACTTTTTACCGTATTATAAGTAGGCGTTGCAGTAGTATATACTATATCGCCCGGTCGAATTGCATCATCAAAGAATGTTGCTGCCGCATCAATAACTTCGTCAGTCGGTATTCCATTAGATGTCGTTGTTCCTGTAGCCATCTGTTGAGCTACGCTTAGTTTTATATATTTAGACATTTTATTGTTTTTTTAATATGGTTATAAATTAAACTTTTTCTACTAAATGCTCTAAAATCTTTAATGCTTCAATTCCCTCATCAGACTGCAAGAAAGAAGCTACAATGTGGTCTCTGCTTTCGCCGAAAGGCACAGTGAGCATTTTCTTTTTGTTAGTAGGAGTGTTAAAGTAAACTTGATTTTTCTTTTGAACTAATAAATTGTCGGCAAAGAACATGTTTACTTTAGCTTGTAATGTCAACATTGGGTCATTAAGAACATCTAAAAATTCTTGTGGATGCTTGCGAGCAAAAACTAAAACGTCTCTTTTTAATTCTGACGTTGTCATTTTTTCTACGTTTACCCCTAAAACTACACGAGAAACTTGCTCAAGACGAGTAATATCTAAATTTCTAGCCTCAATTAAAGCGTCTACTTCATGGTTTATTATTTCTAACTCCTCACTTGCATCTGCTTCCAAATTCACTTCTACAAATAAAGCCCCATTTTCAGGGTGGTAATGTAAAAACTCTTGAAGAACAGGATTAGTTCGTGATACAGATAAAAAGCCATCAGTAAAAATAATAGGCTCTAAAATCGCATTGCCATCTTGCTCCTCCTCAAAAGGAGATTTTTGATTCCTTGCATATCTTAAAGGTTTATTCACTCCTTCCTTTTCATCAAAGTATAAAAGTGGTTTTCTTTTAGTATGTTTAGAAGCAA